GCTTGGCCGCGTTTTCAATCGCGCGTTCCCTTCCGGTCGTCGCGTATTCCACCAGCTTCGTGATTTCAATCGCGAAGCGGAAGAAGATCGGCGACACCTGCGCCACGTCGTACTGTGTTCCCGAGCCGCGGCCCAGGTCGCCTCCGTCTGCGTTGTACGACCCGGCCTTCCCACCGGGATTGACCTGCAACGGCAAGCGCAAGTTTCGTGAAGAGATTTTCTCCACGTCACCGCGTTGCTGGATCATCGTCAAAAGAATGTCGTCGCGCTCATACAGCAAAGGTACCTTGTCGCGCACCTTCTCGAGCTGCAACGCGATGACATTCGCGTTTTGCTGTGCTGGCATTGTTTTTTCTCCTTAGATGTGCCGCCCCGCTTCAGAAGGGCAGGCAGGCGTCTTGCGAGAAGGCGCCAAAACTTTGGTAAGACGTGTGATTGAAAGCCGGGCCATGCCGGGTGCCCCAGGCACGGAGTGTGTGCGTGGGTCTTGGATTTCTCTTCTCTCAAACTGAAAACTTACAGCTGAAAACTGATAACTCCGTTTTGTGGCACAGTCACTCCTGACTGTGCTCTTGGGTTTAGCTTCTCCGCGAACTCTGCGCGCTCTGTGATCTCTGCGTTGAACTCTTTCTATAAATCCAGAATTTGTTCGTCGCTCAACTTCCGGTAATCCACCCGCCCTCGACTCGCCGCGCGCGCGCCAACGCGCGGCTCCGAACTCTCACCGTGCGCAGAACTCTGGCCGGACTTCCCCGCCCGTGGCGCCGGCTTCGCAGCGGTTTCGCGCGCCTCTCGCGAATCACCAGATCCCGCTTCCGCCGCTCGGCTCTTCCCTCTCGTCCCCAGCGTGGCCGTCGTCCAGCTCCCCACCACCCGCTTCACCGCGCCTGGCACCAACTGCTGCGCCCGCGCATCAATCACCCGCACTACCTGAGCCCGCGTGGCATCGTCAAACCGCCGCGCCCCCAGAATTCTCGCCACTTGCTCGCCCAGTTGCGCGTCGCTCTTCAGAGCCGCTTCCACATCCTCGCGCACCGCCGCGCCCAATCGCTCCTGTAAAGGTGTGCCCTGCGAAGCCGCGTCTCGCCCCACTCGATCCAGGCTTCTCAAGTTCGGCAGCGCCTGCTCCATCGCTCGCGCAATGGCCCCGCCGACGCTCTTTTCCAACTCCGCATTCGTCGCCTTCTCAAAATTCACATACGCCGGCGGAACCTGCGGCGCAACCGGCTGTCCACCGCTTCCGTCCCTGTAGCCCACCCCTTCAGAGGTGAGGCCTTTCCTGGCCCCCGCCCCGCGATCCAACTGACTGTTGTCATCCCGCCTGCCCTGAGCGTAGTCGAAGGGAGCGGAAGTCTGCGCATTTTGCAGGCCGGAGTCGGGGGACCCTGGCTTGCTCCCCACGTCTTGCCGCTGTTCGCTGCCCGGCGACGACTGGCCGCGAGCCTCCAGCAATCTCACTCCCGCGGCCACCATCTCGCGAAACGCCGCAGGATCCTGCTCCATCAATCTCTGCGCCAATTGCGCCCTGGCCGCGCTTATCTCCTCCGCCGGTTTCCCCGCCGCGCCAAAATACGCGCCATCAAACTCATCCAACTGCCGTGCGCGTTCCGCCGCTGATTTCGCCTGGTTCACTCCGCCGGGATAAATCTCCTTCAGCGCGCGAGCCTCGGCAGGCGTTGCAATCGCCTCGCGATAAGCCGCCGCCTCCTGCCTCGCCTGCACCGCGCCTTCCCACAACTCCTTTGCCTCATCCCCATGCCGGGGATCGCGCATCCTCTCCGCCAGCCACTGTGGCGGCGCCTGTGGCACAGACATTCCTGCTTGCCCTGATCCTTGATGGGTCTGTGCTCTTGGGGTACCTTCATCCGCCCCCCGCCTGTCTTCCGTACGCGCTTTCCCCGCTTCTGTAACTTCTTGCCGCGTCTGGTCCCCTGTCGCACCCTTGCCGTCCGCAACGCCTTCCCCCGCGCTTCGTTCCACGCTCGTTCCGGCGTCTTCCAACAGTTGCTCGTCCGTCAGCGACGAACCACTCGCCACTCCCCCCTCCGGCTCCATCCCCAAGATCTGGTCATCCGTCAGCGCAAACACTTCCCGCCCCGCGCTTTGCAAGCCGTTTTGTGTCGCAATCGTTTCCATCCCACTCTCCGCGCTCACTCCCACTTCCCACGTAGCGGCGCAGCACTGCTGCGCCCCATCTCAGCAAGATCACATCCAACTAGCTTTTCATGCGGTTATCTTGCCACGCCAAGTTCTTCTTAGGTCTTCAATGCGGCTTGCGCCTGCATCGCCCGTAAATGCGCCTCCGCATGTGCCCGCACATTGGCGAACCCAGCCGGATTCGTAATCTTTGCCGACTGCCCCGCCTCTGAATTGGCCCACCGCTTGCATTCCTCAAACTCCACCGCATGATCATCAAGCAGCACATCCACGACCACCGACGGCAGCACAACGACTCCTCCACCCATCGGATTGTCATCCCGAGCGGAGGTCTGTGCATTTTGCAGACCGGAGTCGAGGGATCCCGGCTGGGTCCCTGCGTCTTGATCACCGGCGACACGTTGCTGAACCACAATCGGCGCGCTGCCCAACAGCACCTGGATCTCTCGCAACTGCTTGTTCCGCGAGTCCTCCCCCGGAATCACCAGCTCCGTCAAGCCCAGCACATTCTTGATGTACCCAAGATTTGCCGGCTCCGCCAGCGCCTCTTGAATCAACGGATCTTTCAGTCCAAACAACTGCTGCAGCACGCCGCGCTGTTGCGATTTCAGCCGCGGGAACGTTTCATCCGCCTCCGGATGTACGCAGATGTTCCCTTTCAAATCCCCCACGCGAATCATCCGCGCATCCAGCGTCCCATCCGGACCCAGCAGCGGCACATCCACGTCCTCCGGCCGGTTTTTCCGGAAGCAGTCCACGCCCAGCAGCATCACTTCGCCATAAAACTGTTTCAGCCGCCGCCACACCAATCCCAATCGCCCCATGGCCTGGTCGCGAGCCATGGCATAGCCGCTCGCCGTCTTCACATCCTCCATGTTTCCGCCGAACACCGCGGGAAACAGCCCAGTCAAGAATTGCGACACCGGCCCAATCAAATCCTGCTGGTGGCGAATCATGTCCGGAGGCACCTGGGCTGGCGCCGGCTGGAAAAATCCTGCCGCCAAAGGCTGGCCCGGGCGCGCTCGCGCGGGAAAGTGGGCTGCCGGTTCCGCCACCTGATTTGCCAGCGCATCAAAGTCCAACACCTGCGGGTCCGCGTAAATCGGCGGGATGCCATACTCATACGTCTCCGCCTGCATGTTGCTCAACGTGTTGTAGCGCTCCTGCACCTGCACCAGCGAATCGCCCACGCTCGGCCGGTTCTGGCCGTCCCCTGGCAGCGCGTGCAGCACCCGCCAGTGATCGTCCATACTTTCGTTGCGCGCCTCGCAGTACACATCGCCCGCAAACCCCACGTAGCAGCCATCCGGGAAGAGCGCCAGCAGTTCGTTCCGCACCTCTTCGTTCTCGATCCCGTAAAACGCCCACGGCCGCAGCCACGTGCGGTCGAACGTAATCAGGTTCATTAGCGCGTCGCCGGGATGAATCGACGGCAATCCTTGCTCCACGCTTAGCCGCGATACGCGCGCGTATACGTCCTCCGGGCCCTGCGATGGCGCCGACTCGATCTTTCCTGCCGCCAGCGGGTACGCCGCCTTCAATTTTGCGCGGTGCACTTCGGCCTGCCATTGCAGGTACGGATACTCGTGCATCTCGTTCGCCCACACGGGCGTATTCAGCTCCAGGCCGCCGGCAATCGAAATCACTTCCTGGCCGTTTGCCACGCGCCGCGTCTCCACAACTCGCGGCACCGTCACTCGCTCCGCCCTCCGCAGATCCTTCTCGGCCAACTCCGCGCCGCACCCCGGACACGTGTAGCTCACCCCTTCAGGGGTGAGGCCTTCCCCGGCCAGGTCCACGGCGTACCCCGATTCGGGGTTGTGTCCTGCCCCAGCGCCGCCACCTGCCGCTCCGTCATTCTCGCCAAATCCGAAATTGTCATCCCGAGCTGAGGTCTGCGCCTCCTGCAGACCGAAGTCGAGGGATCGGGGCAAGTTCCCTGCGTCTTGAGTAGTTTCCTGACCGCCGGTCGCTGATCCCTGATATCCGTCCTGTACTCTCTGATTTCCCCAGACCGGAGTCTCCCTGCCACAGGAGGGACAAATCCACGTGTCAACTCCCAACGGAATCTCCACCGCCGCCAGGATCTCTTCCTCGCGAAAACCGAAGCGCTGCCCATCCTTCACGTACCGCACGTAAGCGCCCAGCTTTCCATCGGTCCACAGAAAATACCCGATCGACGTCAGCAGTTGCTCCACATGGTTATTTCGCTCGATGAGTTCCGCCACGTCGCTCGCCGCGCGCGCCGCGGCAATATCCACCAGCGATTGCGCCGACTGCGGATAAAACCGCACGCTGGGCACATCCTGCGAAAGCACCGCCACAAACGACAACCCAAATCCTTGATAAAAATTGGTCACAAACTGGTACCGCGGCATCTCTTCCAGCGTGCGGTCATCGTTGAACTTCTGCTCAAACGGCAGGTGCCAGTTCATGTCATTGGGGTTCCACCAGGCATATTGCAACCCTTGCCAGAAAAGCCGCGCCTGGCGAATCCGCCGGATCTCGTGCATCCGCGCCGCCACGCCCTCCACGCGGTATTGCCGCACCAACTCTCGCAGGGCGTTCACCAACTCCGGCCGCTCTTCCTCCAGCCTCTCGAAGTTCGGCCCCAGGTCCACTCCCTGGCTCACCTGACTCTGCAGCCCGTCATTCCGAACGGAGTCCGCGAAGTGAGGAATCTCTCCGAAACTTGCCCCCACGTCTCCCGCCCCCGCATTGCCATCCGCCGGTGCCGTCATCCCCGGCTCCCAATCTGTCATCGCGTTGTCCATACGATCTCTCATCTCTTGAGTCCCGCCGTTGTAGTGGCCGATCTTCAGATCGGCCGGGTCAATCTATCCGCCGTCGCGCGGCCTCTTCTTCTCCGCGTCCTCTGTGCTCTTTTCTCTGTGACCTCTGTGTTACCGCCCCGCTTGGCTTCCTCTTCTCTGCGAACTCTGTGTTCCCTACGCGCTCTGCGTTAGTTCTTCCCCCTTAATCCTCAGGTCCCCTAGGCCTCACCCCTTCATCGCGTCCTGCTCCCTTTTCACCTGCACCTGCTGCCACGATCTCTTCCGCAATCTCGGCAGTTCCACCGGCTTCACAGGCTCCGCAAACTCCACCGGCGGAAATCCCGCCGTCCCCAGCAGCGAATTCAGCAGCGCACGGTTCTCCTTGCGTAATCGCGCCACTTCCTCTTCCAGCAGCCCCACATACCGCGTTTTAAAGAATCTCTTAACGAACGCCAACATCGGCCCACCCTTCGCACTTCCCTCTAGCTTTCACCAGTTCCAGCGCCGCCGCGGCAACCTCTGCGGCCCGAACTGCTTGCGCGCCTCCGCCTCCAGCCTCTGAAACTGGATCGCTCGTGAAGTCGGGTCTTCCGCGCTCACTTGCCGTGCGATCTGTTCGCCCAGCGGCATACCTGGTATGAATCGCACCTGAGAATAAAGGGGCGGAGCCTGCCCCGCCCCGGGTCCGCCTCTGGCGGATGCCCCAACACCGGCGTATCTTGCGCCGGGAACTATTCCATACCGCGCCGCGTCCGCCGGATCGTCGCCTTCCACCTTGCGCACGTCCTCAACCCGCCGGTTATCCCGCACCAGTTGCGGCAAGCACTCGATCAACTTCCCGCAATTCACCGTGATCACCCAGGCGTCCTGCTCCAGCAACTGGTACATCAACTGCCATCCGCCAATCCGGTCGTCATCCGCCAGTGACGGACGCGGCAATCCATTCGCTGCCAGCACCTCTCCCAGTTGCTCCGCAATCGAAGCCTCGCTTGTGCGGTGCGCAAACGCATCCGGCGAAAGGTAAATCTCCCGGATCTTTTCGTCCTTGCAACGCTCGGCAATCGCCTGCCCCAGCATCCGCGGCGAAAGCCCGTTCTGCACGAACTCCCGGTACGTTATGATTTTCCCAGCCGCTTGATCTCGATGGCCGTCTGCGTATGCGCTTAACCCAAAACTGTCATCCCGAGCGGAGGCCGCGGCGTTTGCGGCCGCAGTCGAGGGATCCCTCTTCGATCTCGCCGCTCGCCACTCGCCACTCGCCACTTCCCTCGGCATCGCGCAGTGCCAGTACACCGCACTCGGATGCTGGAATCCCCAGTCAATCGAAATCCACCGCGGCCACCACGCCTGCATCCCAATCTCTTCTGGCCGCGCCGTGTGCCGCCCGATCTCGAAAAGATCGAAGTATTGGCCGGCGAAAAAGTCCCAGTTCCCTTCCAGAAACGCCTTGCGAAGTTGCTCCGGAAGCGCCTCGAGCGTCTTGCGATAATTCAGGTCGTTCGCGTAAATCGGATTGTCGGCAATCCGCGCGCGTATGAAGTCGTAATCTGCCGGATCGTACTGCTCCGGCCGCTCGAATCCCGGCGGCGGCGCCTTGTCCACCCACAGCGCTTTGACCCAGGCGTGCCCTATGTTTCCCGGGTTCGTGGCCCCGGCCATGCACGGAAAGGTTCCCGGAATCGGGCAGCGATTGCGGGAGGTCAGGAATTGCCATTGCTTCAGCGTGAAGTGCGTCAGCTCATCGATCCCGATGAACAAAAACTCTGCGCCCTGGTATTGGTAGACGTCGTTTTCGTTCCGGCAGTAGCCAAAGCGCGTGGTGGACCCGTTCGTCCATGTCACCAGGTGCTTCGCTTCGTTGAAGCTGCGGTACCACCACGTGGGCACGTCTCGCCGGAACTGCGCCACCAGCGACGCCTCCAATTCGGGAAAGGTCCGCCGCAACAGCAGCGTGTCGCACCCGTCATGCAAGAGCGCCTTACGGATGGCCTCCCATAAGAGCGCCTTTGTCTTGCCGGGTCCCGCGGCTCCGCCAAACAGCCGGTATTTCTTCTTGGAATTGTGGAATTCTCGTTGCCTGTCGAAGGCGCGGTACACCGTTCCAAGATCGAACTGCTCGCCCACCGCGTGGGATCCTTTCCGCCTACGATGCCCGTAGCTTCTTTCCTACAAAAAACGCCGCAAATCCACCGATCAAGGCGGCTGCCGCGCCCCAGTGATGCAGACTCAACACGATACCAGCAACGACCGCACCCACGCCCGCGATCTGTGCCACTTCACCGATGAAAACCACCTTCGGACTTGCCATTCGTTCCTCCTCAATCTTTTGTCATCCCCGGAATATCGATCACCGTCGGCTTGGACTTCTCTCCGCCGCGCGCATTCTTCCCGTAGGCCATCTCCATCAACTGCTCAAACACTCGCTGTTTCACCTTGATGTCGTCGGCTGTCAGGAGCCCCTTTGCGATACCGACCATCTGCACTTCCTCGTTCACTGCTTGCACAAATCGCAGCCCGTCATGCGGTAGCGGCTCCACGGGCCGCAGCTCTTTCTCTGGGAATTCCAGGATCGGGACCCACTGTTCAACGCCTTTTTCAGGAGCGCGCTTCGTTCCATTCCCGCTGCCGCCTGCCGAATCTGCGCACGGTTTGCAGTCCGCGGCGTGTGCGGTGGAGGTGTGCGCACTCCCGCCAGCGGTTGGACCGCCTCCGTCGTCAGACCCAGCAATCGACCTGAGCGAAGAACTCTTCGCCTGGTGATGTAACTTGCGCGCTCCCCTGTGTCGCGGCAATCCGCCTGCCACGCACAGCCTTCCGAACAGCGGATCGTTCAGGGTCCGGAAAGTGCTAATTCCCACGCGAAATGCGGCGGCCATGGCACCCCTTGAACTTCTTTGCACCCGTGCAGTTAGCGGCTGCTCGATCCTCACAAGGCGTCACCGCCTCATCTACCGCCTTCTCGTACACAATCGCCCCCAGCATCGCTCCGAAGATGGCGTCTCCATGTCGGCGGCAAAAGTTCGAGCCCGCCTCCGCCCCTTGCGCGCACGGAATCCAAGCCGTTCGCGACCCCGCGATCGGATAAAATGCCTTGCACTTTTTCATCGGATTTGGCGGCGATTCTTACTGCTTGCTTTAGCGAAACGCGGGCATCGTGAAGCCCAATCTCGCCGCTCTTCGGCTTGGCGTTACCCCGCCAGTTCCTCCGCCAGCCGGCGCGTTCACAAAATCGTCCATCACCACGAACATCACCAATCCCCGCGCGCCAAAATCATGATTCCACTCAAAATCGTCCCAGCCGAGATTCGGCACGGGCGGCGGTGTGAACGGCAACTTTCCCGGCTGCTCGTCTTCCGCCGGAGACGCTGCAAACCACGCGAACGCTCGCTGCCAATCGGTCTCGTCCCAGGCCCTCCCAGGTACAATGGGCGTCAACCCCGTCTCCGCCTCGCTCGTCACTTGCGAGAACCACGTCCCCGCAAACCGCTGCCACTCCACTTCATCAAAGGCCGTTGGCGCTCGAGGTGGCGTCAGCCCCGTCTCCGCTTCACTTGTTGTCTGCGAGAACCACGTCCCCGCAAACCGCTGCCACTCCACTTCGTCAAATGCCGAGGGTGGCCGTCCCAGCAGGATCCATTGTGCGTCGAACTCCGCGTTCGCTTGCAATCCCGCGTGGAATTCGGTCGCCTTGTACCCGCCCAACTCCTCGTAGAAGAACTCCGCTTCCGCCGGCGGCGGTGGAAGCAGAATTCTCCGCTCCTCCATGTCCAGCAAGCTCGCCGGCGCTTGCCGGTTTGCGGGCGCGGGCTGCAGCGTCACGTCGTTGTACAGCCCCGCAACCCAGGTTGTCGTCGCCACGCGCTACTCGCTGAAAATAATCTTGAAGTTCACCGGCACCGATGTCCCCGTTGACTGGCTATCCAGCACCACCAGTCCATTCACGCCGGTGTTCGCGCCGGAGATGCCGATGGCCTCGTCCACGGTGAACGCCGCCCACAATCCCGTGCCGCGTTGATTGAACGCCAACTGGATTGCCGGCACCGCGTTCAGCGCCCCAGTACCCAACGATGGCAGCGTCGACGCCAGCGATGCCGCGGCCGGTGCATCGGGCACCAATTGCGCCGGTGTCACCGACGTTCCCGAGGCATACGTCCCTAGCGATGTCAGCCGGTGCAACCGGATGCGAATCGCATTGTCGGCGGGCGTTGCGTACGACCCTGCCTGCAGCTTCTGCACATACGCTCGCAATCCCGCGTTTGCGCTGGCCGTCTTCAAATCCGCCAGCAGCGTATCCGTGTTCGCTGTGGCGTTGCTATTCTGTTGCGAAGAAACCGCGTAATAAAATGGCACGTCAACTCTCCTTTGTTCGCTTCAATTCCAATTCCGGCAACGGCATGCGTCCATATCTCTCATCGCATCCGTCGCACACCACAATCACTTCCGCCGGGGCCACATGCGCGTAGCTTTCCATGCTCACCCAGCCATACGGCCGTCCGCAGATCGTGCAATAGGCCCGCTCCAGCGCCAGCGTCGGGTGCGTCACCCTCCCCGCATATCCCTTCAACCTCGAATCCATCGCAGCCATCGTCTCTCCGCTCTCTCAGCGGCGCTCTTCTCTGTGTCCTCAGCGCTCTCCGCGAACTCTGCGCCAGTCTTTCTCTTCTGTTCTTCTCTTGCTCCTATCTCAGTGCGCTCTGTGTTCTTCCCTTTGTGATCTCTGTGTTACAGTCCCTCTTGCCTTTCGCTTCTCCGCCTACTTCCGCCGGAAATACTCCCACGCCAGCGCAAAATCCAGTTCACTCCTCTTCGGCGCCTCGCCCTTCCAACTCGCAAAGAACCGCTCCCGCGCTTCTTCCATTCTCCGGTCTCCATCGGGAATCTGCCCGCACCGGGGACAAAACGTCACGCAATCCTGCGCCGTCGCCGCCTGCTGTAATCCGTCATGCCGCAGGACTTCCTCGACCGCGCGCGCCGCTTTCTCCCACACGTGCGTCTGCCGCATCCGCCAGAAGCGCCAACAGAATCGCATCCATTCCCGCACGTCACACTCCCTGAGCGTCAATCTGGCTGATGAACAGCACGCCCGTCCCGCTGCTGACAATGGCGGCCAGCGTCGTGTTCGTGTCATCCGTGTAATGCAGGTAATCCAGCTTGGCCGCCGCCGGATGACTGTTCAACGTGGCCGTCACCCCCGTCGGTCCGAACTGGAAGAACAGATCCACGCTCCCCCACAACCGGTAGTGCTGGTTCTGATTCAACTGTATCGAAGCGCTGGTCACGCCTACGTTCAGCACCAGGGGCGTGTTCAAATACCGCCCGATCTGAATCGCCCGGCCCTGTGAATCGCTCCGCATCGCCTACACCAGGATCTTCGCCGTCAGTCCGCTCCCGCCTGTCGAGGAGTACAGCTTGATCCTCAGGAATTTCGCCTGCACTCCCGTCACCTGGCGCCCTTCGCCCGCCGTATTTGTAGAAGTGTCAATGTCCATGTACTCCGCATCCACGTCCGCCATCGCACCTTGCAGACGTATATTGACGGCCGAGGGCGCGCTTCCATAAATCGTCTGCCACCGCACCGCGAATCCTGTCTCCGGCGCATACCCTCCCGGCGTGCTCAACGCAAACTGCGACCCAGAGGTAGTCGCCCCGGGAAACGCTTCATTGTTCCAGCTATATCCCACGTCGCCTGGATACAGCGCACTCGGCGGCGTCGCATTCTGATAGGTCGGCATATTCTCTCCTCAGGCACACCTCTCCGCGTGCCACGAACTCGTCTCGCTTCGCTTTCAATTCTCTCTGCTAAGGGAACCCTTCCCCCGCTTCTGGGCGACTCCCAGCAACTTCTCACCTTTCTTGTAGGCCGGTCATCCCGCTTGGTCTGAGTTGCGAAGGGAGCCTCGAAGAAACCAGATTGCCGCACACTCTTGCCACATCACCCAAATTGTCATCCCGACCGGAGTGCCGCGTTCTGTCCGGCACGTAGTGGAGGGATCGCTGCACGGCTTAAACCCAAGGCCGCCCGCTGCTTCCGCTCCCGTGCGTCAGCAGAAAAACAAAAAGCCCCGGAACGGGTCCGGGGCCAGTTACACTTTTCTACATTCAATAGTCTACCACATTTCACCAACTTGTCAAGAGAAATCTTCATTACTTCTAAAAATATTTTCTACCTCCAGGCCATTTTGGAGTGCGGCAACATGT